TTTTTTTTTTTTTTTTTTGAATGAAAACTATAAAAACACACCAAATCTTCTTTTACTTTCCACACCTTATATATTAAATAGGATTTAGCATGGAAAGGGAATACTATTAGTACGGTATTCCAGCGAACAGGCTTAACCCAGCCTTGAAATCGGGGAATTATTGGACTGCGGAATTGTCGCTGACTTCGTCATCCTCATTCATGTGTAACATTTGAAAAGGGGTTGTTGATGAGTGCACCAGCCGTTCCACCACTAATCTCTCCAAGGTTGGAACTCCGCTTGCCTTCAGCCATAGCTTGTCTGAGCACTTGAACCTCAAAAGAGGCGATATTAGCAACCATCTCAGCTTTCGTTGGAGCTCTTTTAATTCCACCCTTTGGTTCAAGCGCACTCTCATCTGTGACTCCCAAGAAAAAATCAAAGGCTGCAAACTTTTCATTCTCATTAAATCCTTTCTTGGCCCAGTTAGCTGGTGGTATCCCCGTCTCCAGATGGATGTTCCACACGATTTTTGCATAGTACATGCAAAATCTACGTAATGTGGTCACCTCCCTTATAATCCCAGCTATTTCTGATCTGTTTAGGTCACAAAATGGACTCTTGCCAATCAGGGTTGACCTCTGGGAGCTACCAACATCAGAGCAGTGACGTGCTATATCTATGGCCACATCAAATTGCACGCTTTCAGCTATGCCAGATTCACCAAATGCACGAATCAGCTCGTCTATTGCACCTTCATCCATGACATTTGGGGAAATCACCACCGTTTCGTGTTTCAAAACCTCCCTCATGTCCACCGTCTTTGAAAGTGCATTCTCTATAATCCTCTTGCGTTTGGCAAGAATGCCACTGAGAGTAGGTGGTGCATTAGAACCTTCCGGCTGCTTTTGAGCTCTAGCTAACTCCAGCGATTTTAGCCGGGCTTCAAAAGCCTCATTTGATTCACCGGGGAGTTTCCCAATTTGACTTGCCATTCAGCCAATTTAACAATGATAATCAATTTCTTCAACAGCACGGCTAACCCCTAAAGCCTTCAAACCTCCCAGCACCTCCTTCACAGTGGATGCAAGGGCCTCACTTGGGCCGCAGTTTTCAATCAAAATTGACTCTCCAGTGGCCCTAATGAAGCAACCTTGGTGGTTGCCACTACTGCTGTCTACATGAGCAAGGATTTGGATGGCAATTACAATTCCTACCAAGACCAGAATTCCAAACAGACAATACATGTATGAATGCGATTAGACCTATGACAAGCATTAAGGGCACAAAATTCTCAGATTGGCCGAATATCCCAGAGCTGGGGAAGGATTGCTTTGGACCACAGTAAGTTATACTTTTTGTACCGTCCCTGTAACGCCCACCGTGAGGGAATTGATGGATGTTGTCCCCTGAATAAGGTAGATTTGACTTCCTCAGAAAATGCAGCACAAGCCCAATGCCCAAGCCAACTGTCAATGGAGTTATGGTTTTTGCCCAATTCGCAGGCTGCTGAAAAGGCATCTTACTGCATGATTATCAATTTCTCCCTGTGTCTTGTAGCAGCAATGTAAAACCAGTGCCTATCCTCTGGGGTTGGATCTCTTGATTTCAAAAGAGTTACGACGTTAAAAGTTGAACCTCTAACTTCACAAGGTAATTTGAATTCAGAGTTGTGCGCAACAGCGAGATCCACTGCCTCCTTACCAAAGCATATTAGCACCCCTTCAACATCTAGTGTAAAAGGCGACCCCACAATGACTTTGTCCAAACCGTCACTGCTAACCTTAAAACCGAAGGAGGAAAGATATTTGCAAGTATTCACGCCAAACCTACAAGTTTTTGACTTGATGAAATGTGCCTCTTTAGGAATGCTGATGTTTTGGTATGGGTCCGAGAACAGCACATCAAAACCTGAAAAATCTTGGACGGACAAGTACTCATCAAGTATATTAACTTTCCCTGGCACTGCACACCCTGGAGAATAAGGCTTAATGTACCTTCCTGTGAGATTAGGGCTGTCTGGAACACCTGCTGTGAAAGCTATGAAATTCTCATCCTCGGAAATTAGCTCCCTTATTAAACTACTTTTACCACTACCAGGCACACTATGAATGACTACTGGAAATTTAAGCACACTGAAAACACCTACAAACTCAAATGCTGACAATGCTTTAACTAAATTATTCATAATACTCAAATAATGCCAAATACTTAAGGCCTAATCAATAGCTTCAAATAGGCCTGAAATTGAGCATCTCATCTTATGCTTGTTCCTGACCAAGAATCTAACACAATTATAATGGGCCTCCACTTCTTCCTCGGTCATCATTTCAATGGCTAGCTCTCCCAGTCGGTATGCATAGGAGACCTCTATCGCATAATTGTCAATACAATTCTCCAGGTTGCCCATCTCCCTAGCAATGCATATCCGCTCCCAGATTAATTGAGGCTTCTTGAAGATCCCTTCCTTAAATAAACACCATCCGCAGAATGTGGGATTGGAAACAAACTGAACCTTGGCCTTAAGGCAAATCATGTTCAGAAAACCCTCATGCTCTGTTTTAAGCCGCAACCTTCGATTAGCACACATGTCATCACCTGCAAATGCTATTGACTCAGAGCCTGTTAGTTCGTACCTCAGAAAGGTGAACAACATGTTAGCCATAGTGTTAAACAGAAATGTGCTGGCCTCCCCAGTAAACCTCATTATAGAGAATGATCCGAGCTTTGATCCCAAATGAATTTTTATGAATTCATAGTCCAAAATTAAATCTTCAGGTAACCCCAAAAATTTCATTATCTGCAATTCGAATGCTAGGATGAAGTGGTCTTGGGAAGCATCAAAGGCTTCGTAGTCTGATTCTGTGCAAATTCCAGTGAATCCTCTAGTTCTGACCCACTCGTTCAGCTCGTCNAGACCTTTCCCTGAATGGATGTAGAAGTTAGGCTTCAGAGCTTGCATTAGCTTTTTCTCAATGTATCTCATATAGGGTGCAAAGCGAACCAGAACAGCATGTTGGAAGCAAGCAAGGGTTTGCCCAGCTTTAGCTACTCTAAGCCTGTTGTCAAATTTAGTACAGTGTTGTGACTTCATAAAAATCAGAGCAACATCTAATAACCAATCCCTGCATGACCTACCTGCATGATTCTCTATAGTTGCTGCACTCTTACTAGCCTTCTTCGCCTCAAACTCCTGTACCGCTTCATGAAACATGATGGAATTATGACTGGCTTTCAATGGGATTTTGGATAGGAAAGAATCTAATAAGAATTTCCCATATGGTTTGGCCCGCCTCAGTTTGGCAGCTTCAACCTGGGGCTTCGAAAATTTGAGACGCTTTCGGACAGCCATGAGGAAGGTTATTGAATCATTTCCTTTATGCCTTGGGTAAATGCTTTCAAACCTCTCACATGCATTGCTCAGTTGCTCACCAGTTCCACCCCTATGCTCATCAAAGAATTGTTGAGTCATTTCATAACCACAACGCACCTCCCGATACTCTTTCAAGGCCATTTTACCCACCCACCTGGCCCTGGTTGACTCCAGATTACTCAAGGGGATGTGGGTTTTAAACCATTCTTCATTTGAGCATTCTGACTCCATCTCTTCAACTTCACAATCCTCATCTTGACCCAGGAAAAGCATAACTTTTAACCATGGGTCACCACATAACTTCTCCTCCCTAACACCTTCATTCTTTCCAATGCTAACGTTAAAGCCACTGAAGAAGTTAGGCTCACCTGGGAGCAAATCTCGTATGACATTCTCCCCACTTTTGGCTGTTAAAAAATGGTAGAGGGGTTTGCCAGCAAAGTGCGAGAGAAAACTTTCCACCCTCAGACCTGTGATGTTCACCAAATCCAAATTGTGGCTGAAGCGAGATAAAGCAGTAAGCCACCGCCGATCATCTGTGTGAAAGGAATCATGTGATATGAGAATTCCCCCATTTTTGAAATTCAACCCAGTTGATTCACCAAATGTGAGTGTGAGCTGTTTCATTCCAAAGTAGGACTGGACTATCTTTTTCTCCTCAAAACTGGAAACCAAAACGGCATCCAAGGGACCTTTTGACCTCGCCAGGAGAAAGTCATGCATATTATGGAAGATTGCATAATCAGCGAAAGCGGCAGTCATCGAGCCCTTTTTGAAGTGACATGGCAGTCTTGATTCGAACATTGGGTTCACAAACCTCCTGCTTTCTATGTTATACCTATACGTTTTGCCCTCAAGCAGTCTAAGTATGTCACTCTGCTCAGCGCCCAAAATTGCCCGATCCTTTTGCGAGTCATATGTGCTTTGACATGGATCACCAGCAAGTGAAATGAAAGCATCACTACGTATAATAAGCAAGCATAGATCGATGTATCCAGGAGGAAACAACTGGACCTCATCAAAAATCACACAGTGGCCAGCCTTCAATCCTGCAACTTTTCTAAGGAAAACCTCAAAAGTTACTACATCCCACCCTTCCTTCTTTGACCTACCTGCTTTAGCAACTTTGCAGCTATCATCCATTTCAAGATCATTTTTGATTGAATTTGCTAAAGCACGTCTGGGAGAAACAAAGGTTACGAATTTACCCTCAGACCTTTTCATGAAACTCTTGTACAAGAAACTCTTCCCAGCCCCAAATGTACCAAGCACGACAGTCAATTCCCTTGGCTTAATATCAGTAGTAGATATACCAGAAAGCCAAGGTTTTGCATCACTGAACTTCTCATCACTTATAACGCCAGTTAGGCCCCCTAGCAAACATCCTTGCAACTTTTCAGCCCGCTCAAAGCTTGGGAAGTAGGTTATTTTAGACCCATTCATTGAAAGGAAATCGAGGGCGGATCGCTTGACCTTCCGCAATTCATCCACTTTTATGCTCTGAGGGCCATTACCTATTTTCTCAACATGCCTTATGTGCTCATTAGTTATGTCAAACAATGCAGAAATTTTACCACACGGATTAATCACTTCAATCTCTCCATTTATATCACATTTAGCGCAAATGTCAAAGGCCTCAAAAGCTTCAGCTAAATACATCATGTTAAGGCCCCCTCCCTGACAAAGCTCCTCAAAAATATGATTAGTGCTGGGTCTACACAGATAATTTAACACATCAACTTCACGCCTTCCAAGTGCTGAAGCAATGGCTGTGATCATGCAACCATTCAGTGGGGCGCATGGTTGGAAGTGATTTGATTTAAGGCAAAGAATTCCACATAGGGGCCACTCACCTTCCCCGAATTTCCAACTAACTTCATATTCTGGTGTGATCACTATAGGCCTTACGTGGTGCCGAATGCAGAATAATGCGATCATCTCATTCTCGGCATAAGCATTCTCTTCCAATTGTTTAGAAATTGCTGGGGCTGAAAGATCTGGACTTACCAAGCGCTCACTCTCCACGAAAGATCGAATACCGGCCTTTAGGGCAAGTCCATCAGTGCTAAGTAAAAAACCAACAGAATGCCAAAAGCAATTGCCATCACCAGGCACAGAGAAAGTGTTAAAATCATCAATATCATAATCAGCACATGCCTCAATCTGGCAGCCTAGCAATACCTCTTTGGATCCGGAAAATGAGCATTCTGAACTGTGAACCCTCAACCTGCCAGTGGATCTAATTGGGGCCTTGTACGTTATTACAAAAATTGAACCTTCCTCCATCTTCTTAATGTGAAAGTCCCCTTTGAAAACTTCAAAAGACCCCAGGACTTTTGGACCATAATCTGTTTCTATGGATAGGGCACCTTCAAGAACCAAAATTGATTGCTTTTTGCTCCGAGGCATTTCTAAAACCTTAGATAGACCAGGACCTGTTGTTGCAAACACAACCCTGTCACACTGACCTAGCCCTTGTGCTCCTAGGGCCAATCTCAAGTTATTGATGAGATCCTTGAATTTATGAAAGTTGTGGCAAGAGAAACAAGAGCATAGGTCTGAGGTAAAACTCGTGCCATTCATAGAAATAGATTTCTTAATTCCATGAAGGCCCATCTGCCACATACTTCGGTCAAGCTTTTCATGATTGAGCTCAATGGGCACCTGTGGATTTATGAAGATCAAATCATCATCTTCCAACTTTTGGCGCCTAAAGGTCAGCGATACCCGCCCTGGCGTACAATTGGAAACCCCATGGAAGTAATTGCATTGCATGCCCCTAGGCATTTCGAAAAACTCATTTGGCCCAATTGTCAGGCTGCAATGATTACCCCCAACCAAATTTCGCGACTTACTAATAGTGAAAGTTGCTGAGCCGATTAAATTAACAGTCAAAACTTTGTGCCCAATTTCATAGCAACTCTCATCATCCTTATGAAGAGCCAATTTTGAATTTTCCTCATAGATCTGAGCCAGGCATGAATTGTAGTAATTACGTCCACCAGTGGAGCTTAGAATCTGATCCATGAACTTTGGCCACCCTAAGCTTGTGTGGCTCCCACCATTGTAACTATGACATGAAATTCCTGGTTTTGAGAAGAATGATGCACCCCTGCCTCTCAGCCTGTCTTTAAAACCAATGTTCTTCGCCACCCAGTTAAAATCCTCCGGCAAGACTCTAATCATGATCCTTAGCTCCTCCAAGTTAAAAGCCTTGTTAGCTGTCTCAATTGATGACTTAACGCTACCAAGAGAGTGGGTGTCGGCAAGCTGCTGGGAACTTGAAACGCTTGCTTGAACCCTGCCTGCATTACAATCAACTGATTGAGGCTCCTCAAGGGCTGAATTAGCTGGGTGAGCTAGTTCCTCTAGCTCATTTCTCGAGACCAATCTGGGAATGGAAACACCCTTTGAGTCAGAATCCCTGACAAAGACTTTGGTCAAGCTAAGCAGAGCCTCAGGAAGTATTGCCTGTGATGTTACAAGCTGATAAACTTTGATAACCTCACAATCAAGATCAGCAAAGGACGATGCCCTGTCCTTCAGAAATTTGAGGTTGGACCTTTGCCTAAGGAGGAACCATTGGAGGCCACAAGAATTAAAGCAATGAGTGAGGGCTTTTATGTGCTTAAAAAGGCCCACCTTATAGGAACTTCTAACCTCACGCATAGCACAGTCGTCCACCAAAAACCTGAACAATTTTGACTGCCCAGTAGCTTCTAGCGCAGCCTTAACCTCTGATAGTGCAAGGTTAACCTCTGTAGAAGATGGCCTAAAAGTGGGATCATCAGAAAATGGGATCAAAGATAAAATAACTTGCATGATTTGAGAATTGATGGTGCCTGAAAACTTGTGCTCAACTGAAAATTTGGAGTTGAGCCAATATGAAGACCCAAGAAAGAACGGGGCCCTCTGGCGATTGAATTGTAAGTCCCCAAGTCCAAACCAAGAATTGTCCATGACCTCTTCAACGTCCTCCTCGATCAACTCATTTAGGCAGGAGAAGAGAAATAAATGCTCAAAGAAATCAGGAGTTATATCCACTAAATTAACGGAAAAATTAAAGGGCTCAAGTGAGTACACAAATGAATCTAGCGAACACTCTCGAAAGCTAGAAGAGAGCCTGGCGAGTGCATTTGGCATCATCCGGCAAAAGAATGATATGACCAACTTAGAAATGTTGGGCATAAGCAAAGAGCCACTCCTCCCACAATTTATTACTAGTGAGGAAAAATCCTCGATAAACTTTATCTCCCTCCCTGTGGGTTTTTCTATGAGTTGTCGAAGCTTTGCCTCGGCAGACTCCTTATCTGGCTTCTTGAGAGTTCTCAAATAAAGATATATCTTAGTTACAACATCATGATGTACTGGGAAGCAACTGTGCATGCCGCGGCTTAGAGGTTCAAGATCTTTTATGCCTATTGCATCGAAGCCAGAAAAACATCGCATGTTTGAAGTCAAAAGATTACCCATAGGGGTGAAACTAAGCAAGTGGTGACTAAATTTTGAGTGAATGATGTCAACCGAGTAGCGTGAGCCATCGGGCAGAACTACAGATCTGGCCTTGAGCAGGTATCTGCATGACAAAGGTTGTGAGTACATCTCATTCCAGTTGCCATCTGGTGCGAAGAGCAGTTGGTTGCCATTGATTTTATACTGGTAGGCCCAAGGGTTAAGACTCTCTGGAGAGCCAACCAGCACTTCTGGAGGGATTACTGCAGTTGCCAAGAGCATGCTTGGCTTGGCAACGTCCAAAAAATTGATCAGATCACTAATTGACCAGTAGTGAATCTCATCATGCAGAAAAAGATTCCTGGCACCTGTGGAAATTACACGTGGGACCAATCTCCGGAGTGTGTTAGAATCACCAATGCCCTTTCTACTGACAACCTGACTTGATTTGTCACTAGAACTTATAACGAACTCAGACCCATACCTACTAACATCACGACTTGTCACAAACCTATTTATGAGTGCTACCAAGCTGAGATCCTTATTCCTCCTTTTCAAGAACTGCAGCTTAAAATCCTTGATTCCTACAAAGTAAAATGAATTATTAACATAACTAGGTAAAACATTGTACAAAATGTGATTTTCTAAAGTTTTACAAACTGGATGTGAGTGGGGTCTGAAACTGTAAGGACTTAAGTAAATGCCAGAAGATATCAGCCTTTCTTTGCTTCTATCAGGCAATGCGAAAGAGAACAAATTGTGCTGACTTTCCTCTAAGTCTACTAATGCCTTGAGAGCTGTAGCAGAAACCCTGGATTGTTCATCAGAGGTGAATTTTGCGAGCACCTCTTCAACAGCAGGCCTATAAGAGAGGGCCATTGCGTTGCAATTATATTCAAGGAATATTACTGCAATGCAGATTCTGTTGTTATGTTTATCG